TGGTGGACTAGGAATAAGAATTCTAGGTGTACCTAGATCAAAAATGGGGTTCGGTTTGATTTCACGGATGTTGATATCACGAACCCCAATATCAGGGATTTCAGGCATTAGAAAGGAATTGCACCACCTGTTGATGTTGGGAGTTCTGGCATTTGATCCTTGATCATTCCAGGAAGGGCTTCAGTTACAGATTTGGTTACCTGTTCGATAGCCTGTTCTTTGGCAGAATCAATCAGGACATCTTTGTTTAGGAGCACATAAGCACTGCCACCAATAAGAGCGGCGGATGTTAATCCCGACAGAAGGGCGATAACGTTAATCAGTTTTTGCATCGGCTTTTTTAATAACAGAAACTACAGGGGGTTCTTCTTTTTTCTTCTGTTCTTGTTTTGCAGCACCACCAGCCTTTGCAGGAGACAGTCCAAATGCAGCTAAAGATCCAGAGAATACGGAAGCAATAAACGTTGGGTCAAAGTCTAAGATTTTTTGACCATTGGGGAGACGAACATATGAAAAAGTCAAAAGAGAAGCTGACCAAATAAGGACAACAACTTTTACAAGATTACCAAGAACTTCACTACGGTCTTCATGATCCTGTTCTTTTTTCTTTTCTTCAGTCATCTAACTTTCCTTTTTTGAGTAGCTTTTGAAGTTCAGCAGTTGACCCTACAAAAAGTGCGTTGGTAACATTACTAGGTCCTTTTTCTTTTGGATCCTCAATGTCTCTCATTTTTTTCTGTAGGTCTAATAATTTATCAGTGGCATCAGCCACACTCTTAATTAGTTGCCCAGTAACTTCATAAGCTCTCGCAGAACCTTGTTCTTGTGAGATCTCCATGATTCCATCAATGGCTTCCTGACCTTTTTCGATCAACGAATACAACTGACCTCTTGTGTATTCGTAGTCTCTTTTTAGGTCTGGTTTTTCTTCTCTTTGTCTTGGGACTTGTACATCGCTGCTAACAGGGGCAATCTCACTACCTCCGTCATCTTTAAGAATGTCAAGTGCTTTCCCGATATCATCAAACGCCATTGTTGTTCCTCAGAATTAAACATCAGTTCCTTGTGATGGTGAGTACTCTTGGAAATCTTGATAGAATGAAGTAAGTTCATTGAATCCAAAGTCATCACCAGATACGATGAGATCATCATCTCCCGAAAGTGGTAAGGAAGCATCTCTAGATCCACTGATGATATCTATAACAGATCCAGCAGCATGATCAATAATGGTAGTTCCATCAACTCCTCTAAAAACGGTGAGTTCATTTCCACTGATGGAACGGATCTGCATGTTTTCACCATTAATAGTAATGTAATCGTCAACGCTAAATCCTGCTGCACTGTTAACAGAGAGTAAGGTTTGTTCTGCGGTGAGTTCTTTATTAATTGCATTAGTTGCATCATTATCATAGTCTTTGATAGCTCTTGGAGTTGCTGCGTATCTTTGAACTCTCTTTGCAGTAACTCTGTTTGTACCATCAAAGTAATCAATCTGAACTCTCTTGATAAGTCCATCAGAAGTATCTGCAATCTTACCAAACAGATAAGTTTTTGCAGTAAATGTCAATGTGGAAATCATCGCACGACGATTATCAAAACTCCCTTCATAATCATCTGTCATGTTGATGTTCTCAAGAATGATTGGAACATCTCTCTTCTCTCCGATAGAAGAGACGAGGTTAATAGTAATATTTAATCCTGGCTGAAAGTATGGAAGAATTTGTTCTAAGATTTGCAACATGTCATCATTCAACTTTGTGGCAATACTTAGTTGAAATGAAATGTTATATGGAACAGGCATATAGACCTTTTTAAGATCTGACAAAGTTCCAGTATTGCAAGTTTTAAATGTTTGGGTGATAGAAGCTTTTCTCGATGCATCGTAATTGATGCCTGTCATTTCAAATGACATGCGAGGCAATGTAATTGCAGATCTACCTTGCAAGTTTGGTTGTTGCTCAATTTTTGCCAAAAATTTCTGCATCGGACCATATGCCAAAGGGACTTTCATCCTACTTTGAACATTGTCATTATCATCAGAGTGACGAATTTCAATAGAATTGAAAAGAGTTCCAAAACCGATAACGGTTTTTCTCAGAATCTCATGATAGAAGTACTGGCCAAACATTGGTTTTTATGTATATTTAGAATTCCCCAAAGGGATTTATTTCGGTGAAGTCCAAAATACTATCTGCTTCTGTTTCAATAACAATATTTTCCGCATATGGATCATACTGATCTTCATATTGAATTGCACTAATAACATATCTTCCAGTTGATCCCATTCCAGGATTAGTAAATGTTGTAGCAGTTCCTGTTAATACTTCACCAATTCTAAACGGATCTGCGATATTGGAAATCTTGAGAATCTTAGTATCTGCATCCCAAGATTTGACGCGAGCTGTAGAGATTGAAGATTCTCCTCGGATAACTTCATTGATAAAGAAGTTTCCAGTTGCAATTCCTGCGGATGTTGGAGAATCAATGGTTATTGTTGGCGCAACGGTGTATCCAAAACCAGCGTTTGTAAATCTGATTGCAGAAATAGTTCCTCCAGCTCCAACAAATGCAATCGCAGTTGCATTTGCTGTGGAAAGTCCTGCAGGTGAGGTAGAAATAGAGACGACTGGTGCAGTAACATAGTTTGAACCAGGTACTGAGATAGAAAGATTAAGGATATGGGTTGCGCCCGTACTTGCAATACCCGCTCTGGCGACTGCCCCAACCCCGCCAGCACCACTGAAAGTAACAGTTGGTGGTTGAGTGTATCCATAACCAGTATTAATGATCTGAACCTCCTTAACGGAGTATGTGGTATATCCAGCTCCTGCACTTGTTGTGATGGCCACAGCAGTCGCATTTGCGGTTGTTAGTCCGACTGGTGAGGTGGAAATTGCGACAGCTGGTGGACTTGTATATCCATATCCATCATTAATCATTATGATCTGATTAACCGCACCATCTAAAATACCTGTGAGGGTTGATGCAGTTTCTCCTAGGCCAACAAAAGTAATGTTTGCAATATAACCTTCATCCTCTACATTATTATCAATTTCTTCAATTGTTGTATTAATAACCTCATCTTCATATTCAAACAACTCACATGTGAGTTGGTACATGTAGAGTTTACCAAGTTGATAGAATGGATTTTCGTGTTCTACAAACTTAATTTCAAATAAACTATCTGATAGTGGGAAGTAAATTAAGTCTCCTTCCTTTGGTCTGGTTGTCAACAACTCCTCAGTTGGGTTAGCTGCATAAAAAGGAGTGATGAAATCTTCATATCTTTCTTTTGAAATGACCAGTGTCAACTCATCAGTAGTTCTGATACCAAACTTGGTCATCAAATCTCCAGAACCTTGGAATCCCTCATAGTTTTGTACATATGCTTCCATCACAAAGTTATCATCAAACTTTGCTAGAACGTTCTCCTTCATCACAGTTTTTGTTCCCAAAAACTTTCTTGGCATGTAATAAATTTCCACACCAAACATTCTCAACTGTTCGTTGATCAAATCTTGAACTAGTCTTTGTTCTGATGCAGAACCGTGAAGAAAGAATGGATTTAAAGCCATTAGCCTATCATGTCCATTGGGGGAAGTTCATAATCAAATGTCATTCTCTGTTGAATTTCTGCCAATTCTCTGAGGGCATCTTCATAGATCTGACGACCGTTCAATTCAATTCCACCAGGAAGTTTTACTCCCTGATACTTACTCATGTTTTGACCCCACTGTTTTTTGATGAGTGCGGTGAGGAACTTCTTCAGGAAACTATCATTGTAAATCTTCTCATTCTCTGAAGGATCTAAGACGCGGAAACAATCAATAACAACATATTCATCTTTAGAAACCCCCTTCCAGTCCAGATCAAGATATAACCTATTACCACGTTTGTTGTATCTTACTTTCTTGTCTGGGCTGATCAAGAATTGAATTGTTTCTAAGTATTCTTTAGTCATTGAGTATGTCAACATCTCAATCGAACTAAAGTTATAAACGTCGTTCAGGAAGATCTGATAAGAAATACTGAACATATTTTGTGTAATGGTATTGTCATCGAATCTGAAAATACCATTAATTCCGATAACATGATCGGGAATTTCAATATAATTTCTTGCTTCTGTAAATTCAGTCTTAGTAGTGATAAAGTGAGTTGATCCGATACCAGTACTGCCAGTAAACGTTACTGCGACACCACTACCAGCATCAGAACTATTTGCAGCTAATCTAATTTGATTTCTGTTATCTGCAATTGCATAAAGAAGAACACTATCCGTTGAAATGCCAAGGAAACTTGTCGTTCCTACTCCAGCAAGAGCAGTTGTTGCAATTCCAATAGAAGTAGAACCTGCACCAAAACTATAATAAACAGGAGACCCAGTGATAAGTCCGTGATTTGGAATTGTGATATTACTTGCACTGATGTTTACAACACCAGAACTCTCTGGGTTAAACACATCAGATTTAATACCAGTAGAAGCTACTGTGTTACTTCTTGCTGAGTCTATATCAGCCTGACTAATTTGATGTTTGAGATACATTCTCTCAACACCATCAAAGTGTCTTTCTTGGAAATACTGAATTGCATCATCGACGAGATCTTCTATCTGATCGTCATCGACGTTGATTTCCAAAACAGGCTCACCCAGCTGTCTTAGGCAATAATCAATAAGTTCTTGTCTACTGCTAGGTTTTGCCATGAATATAAAACTAGCTTCCTACTATTTAGTGGTCGTTTTTCTGGTGGTGGAAGAAGATTCCCACTCTTCAGATTTATTTTTCAAAACATCATTTTCAATTTTTAGTTTGTCATACTCCTGACGAAGACTAATAAACTTAGCCTCAGTCAGGAGTAATTGTTTTTGTAGTTCAACTACTTTGTTTAGTGCAAGTTCGACAATAACGTTTGCATCAAGATTAGAATGTTCCACAGTCAATAGTGTCCGTCCATGAAGGAACGCCAGAAGCGTTCGTTGTCAGAATAAAGTTAGAAGTTTGAATACCAGCGGAAGGAGTTGCGGTTGATTGCAACTGACCATTGGCATCAAAGTATGCCGCACCGTTAGTATTAGTTCCAGAAGAAAGAATTAATGATGCAAGAGTTGAAACACCCGTT